TTGGGCCTTAAACACAGAAACCTTATCGAGACGATCATTTCAGACCGCAACATGCGGGACGCTTACAAAAAGACAGCAGCGGGCCGGCGGATGAGCGACGGCGCGCTGACGTTCAAGGAATACTCGGAATACAATCTCGGCCGGCTCTCGCTGGAGCTTCACTCCGGAGAATACGTCCCCAACAAGCCGCACCGCTTCTACGTCTATGAGCCGAAGGCAAGGCTGATCTCGGCCCTGCCGTTTCGCGACCGTGTCGCGCAGCATGCCGTCCACAACGTGATTGCGCCGATCTTCGAGGCGACGTTCCTGCCGCGCTCGTTTGCCTGCCGCAAAGGCATGGGCACCCATGCCGGCGTCAAGGCGCTCCAGGCCGATCTTCGCCGCATGTCGAAGGATGGCCCGGTCTACTTCCTGAAGACGGACTTTTCCCGCTTCTTCCCCTCGATCGAGCGCGGCACGCTGAATGGCATGATCCGAAAGAAGATCAGCTGCCGGGGCACTCTGCGGATTATTGAGGCCATGTGCCCGCCTGATGGCATTGGCCTGCCGATCGGCAGCCTAACCAGCCAGCTGTTCGCCAATGTCTATGCGACGGCGCTCGATCGCTTCCTGCAACAGGAACTCTTCGAGAAGGTCTGGTTCCGCTACATGGATGACATGGTCATCCTGGGCCGCGACATGGCGCATCTGCATGCAGTTCGCGCCGAGATCGAGCGCTTCTCCGCAGAGCGCCTCGGCCTTCGCTTCTCGAAATGGTCGGTCGCGCCTGCCAGCCGCGGCATCAACTTTCTCGGCTACCGGATCTGGGCCGGCCATAAGCTGATGCGCCGCGACAGCGTCATCCGCGCCAAACGCAAGATCCGGCTTCTTCGCGCGACAGGCCAGACCGAGAAACTCGACAAGTTCGTTGCCGCCTGGGTTGGGCATGCGCAATGGGCCGACAGCCGCAACCTTCTTCGACACCTGCAACTGAGGGCATGACGATGATTACGACACGGGCAGATCTTGATGCGATCGCCGGCACGCCGGAGCATGCGGCCTTCATGGCGTTACTCCAGGGCTCGATTTACCGGGCGGAATTCGACGCAAGCACCGGGGCATGGATGGCAGTTGAAGACGAGGCGATGATTTCGCAGTTCGGCTTTGCGCTCACCGACTTTCCCGACCGGCAAGCTCCGAACCTGTCGGCGCTGTCGTTGCCACCTGCGCCTTCATCCGCCGACGTGAACGACGAGCGCGACAGGCGCATCAACGCAGGCACGGCAGTTGAGATCGCCGGCTATGGCCCAATCCCTCTGCAAGGGAGGGATAAGGACCAGCGTAATCTTCTTGGTCTGCAGGCCGCTGCCGCCATGCGCCTTGCCGCTGGCGACAATGCGACGCTCACCAAGTTTCGAGATGCCGACAACGTTGATCATATGCTGACGCCTTCTCAGATCGTCGAGCTTTGGTCGAAGGGTGCTGCCTGGATCAGTGATACCTATGATGCTTCGTGGGATATCAAGGCGCTTGACCCGATTCCGGCTGACTATGCCGACGACAGCCGCTGGCCCTGATCATGTCTCGCTATACCGATGCAATCTCGGTCATCCCGGACGGCGACGGCTACAAGCTGGCTTATGCGGTTCGTTGGGACATTGGCGCGCCTGGCTCCGGAGTGACATACACAGTACCGGCCGGGTTCCGCTTTGATGTGTCGATCCCTTGGTTTGCTCGCTGGCTTTTCAGCCCTCAAGACCGGCGCTTCCTGAAGGCGGCGGCTCTGCATGACCACATGCTTCTCAACGGCTGGAACCGTATCGAGGCGGGCGCCACGTTTCACGAGGCTCTCAAGGCTGATAGTGTGGTGCGGTGGAAGCGCCTGGCCATGTTCCTTGCGGTTGCTCTGTGGCGCTACCGCTGAGCGGGCTTGCATTTATTCGCAGGAGTGAGCATCCTTAAGCCTCTCCGTCAACTCATTCATTGATACCCCCTGACACTGTCAGGGTCGCTCGCGGTCTTGCCGCATGGTCTCTTCGGGAAAGGCAATTCTTCCGGAGAGACCGAGCTTATGTCGACTGTATTCAACCACGGCACCCGCGTTATCGATGCATCCACATCGTCGCGCCCGCTTGAGATTGCCGATGTCTCGACGATCGGCCTCAACTTCATCGACGAGACGGCCGACGACGACTTCTTCCCTCCGGACAGCGAGCCCCGGCTTTTCTACTCCCATGAGGTCGAGAAAGTCGCTGCACTCGGCACGGGTCTCGGCAATACTGCCCGCCAGATGGTCAACGCTGCCAAGGCGCAAGGGATCGATGTCTGCATCGTGGCGTCGCGCGTGGCCCATTCCACCAATGCCGATCCTGTCGCGAAGGCGCAGGAAGAGATGGCAAATCTGGTCGGTTCTGCGGCAAGCCTCACCGGCGCGCATGCCCTGTCCTATGCGGAAGGTCACGTCGGCCGCTCCGTCGATATCCTCGTAGGCGGCGCGCCTTCGGCTGGCCGCATCGAGAACGCCAAGAACCCTTATGGTGACGCACTCCAGCAGGTCGGCAACAAGCTGAAGGCTGTCTTCTGCCTTGATACGGGCGGCCCCGACAGCGACGCGAGCCTTGCCTATCGCGCCGACTTCTCCAATCGGTATGGCTACCTGGTTGACCCCTTCGTGCGCGTGTCGTCGGCTGGATCGGTCGTGACGCGGCCCGCATCTCCATTCGCGGCCGCCATGTTCGTCAAGCGCGACAAGACGAAGGGCGGTCCCTACTGGTCCCCGTCCAACCAGCAGGTTGCCGGCATCCTCGGTACCGCCCGCCCGATCACCTATTTTGATGGCGAGATCGACCACGAGGCAAACCTTCTCAACGAGAACGGCATTGCCACGTTCATTCCCGCGCGGGTCATCCAGGGCGTCGGCGGCTCCTATTCTGCCAACGGCACCATTCTCTGGGGCAATCGCACCACATCCGACGACACGCTCTGGCAGTTCGTCAACGTCGTCCGGATCAGGGCGACCATTGAGAAGGCCATCGTTGCCGGCTTCCGGCCCTGGGCAATCGACGACAATCTCACGCCGCAGGTCGTCCTTTCGGTCATGCGCAGCACGCAGGATCTGCTCGACGGCATGACCGGCGCCGGCGCGATCTACGGTGGGCGGGTCTACTGGGACCGCACCATGAATTCCAACGCCGACATTCGGCTTGGCAAGTTGCGGGTCGAGTTCGACGCCGAGGAGGTTCCGCCGCTCGAAGATCTGATCTTCGGCTCGCGTCGCAATGAGGCCTACATCGACAATTTCGCCTCCGACCTTCAGCGGCGCATCACTGCCGAGTTCGGCGGGACCATTTCGGAACTTCTGGCGGCTTGAGGGTATCACCATGTCTCTTCGTATTCTTCGGGGCTTCACGCTCTACATCAATGACAACGTCAATCTGGCGTTGGAGATCGAGGCCATGCAGCTTCCCTCGCTTGAGGAGACGCTGGAGACCTTTCAGCCCGGCGGTTCCGATGGCGAAATCGAGATCGCGGGCCTTGGCACAAAGGCCCTTAAATCACCCTTTAAGGTGAAGACCCACACGCCGGAAGTCTCCCGCTATTTCAATCCTGCCCCTGGCATTCGCATGCCGTTTACGGGCCGAAAGCTCATCATCGACGAAGAAGATGGGTCTGAGCATTGGCATGCGGTGGATATGCGGGGTCGCCTCTCGAAGGTCTCCGGCCAGGAGATGCAGGGCGGCAAGGCGACCGGCTTCGACAACGAGATCGGCGCGATCTGGGAATACAGCGAGTATTGGGACGATCGCCTAATGCATCGCTTCTCGTTCAAGCTGGGCGGGTGGGTCATCAAGAACTTCGAGGCCGTCAACGGCGGTCGCCAGCAACTCTTCCGCTAAGGACAAGACCACATGACCCAGCTGCCAACCCGAATCGATGTCGCGCTTCAGGTCCCCGTCACCGTCAATGCTGCGGACGGGAAGGAGGCCGAGCGCACGAAGGTCACGCTCCGCCGGCCAAAGGTTCGTCATGCCAAGACGCTTGCAGGCCTGATTGGTCAGGATCTGGTCGAGATCCTGACGGCAGAACCCGCCAAGGATGCCCAGAAGGGCGACCAGAAGGCCGACAAGGTGGACGCAATGGCGCTCGGCAAGCAGATCCTCGGCCGCCTGATGGAGCGCGAGAGCCTGGACGGTGTGACGGCACTGATCGCCGACCTCTGCAATGAGGATGTAGCGGTCATTGACGATATCGACCTCATTGACCTGCCCGCTGTCGCCATGGCGTTTGCCGGTTTTTTTCCGGCACTCCGGTCCGCGATGTCTGGAGCATCTGGGGAGACCTCGTCCTCTTCGGGCGACTCGATCCAGTGATGGTCGATGGCCTCGACTGGGTCGAGGCCGTCATTCTGCTGTCCCATATCGCAAGGCGGCATTCTTCCCGACGGGACGCTGAGTGATGGATGTCTCTTTTATTATTCGCCTGATCGACCAGGTCAGCCAGCCCGCACAGAAGATGCGCGACGCGATCGGCGGCATCGGCGAAGCGGCCCGGGGCATGAAGGAGGGCTTCGGACAGGCGATCCGTGAAGGCTTCTCCGTCGAGAACATCGAAAACGCCACCAAAAATGCCGAGCAGGCCCTTGATCGCGCCCGTGGACGACTGGTTGGTGCGCTGGCTATGGCGACCACCCTTGCGGCCCCGGTCGTTCGCGCCGGACAGTTCGACCAGTCGATGCGGAGCCTCGACAAGGTTCTCGATGTCACGTCACAGCGGCTGCAGGCCCTCCGAAAATTCGCTCTCGACACAAGCACCGTCGTTCCGCTCGCTGCCCGCGACATTCTGGAGTTGATGTCGAACGCGGCCCAGGGCGGCATTCCCCAGGAAGAGCTTGAGGCGTTTTCGCTTTATGTCGCCAAGGCGGCGGTCGCCTTTGATATGGCCGGTGGCGAGATCGGGGAGCGTTTTGCCAAGCTGCGCAATGTTTACAAGCTCAACCAGGAGGGAATTGAGGAGCTCGGCGATGCGTCAAACCATCTGTCGAACAACATGGCGGCCAAGGCCAGCGAGCTGACAGACTTTGCGAACAGGGCTGCCGGCGCCGCAACGCTTCTGGGCCTGACTGCTGTTGAAATGAGTGCCGTGGGCGCTGCTATGGTCTCGGCCGGCATTGTGCCGGAAACCGCAGCGCGCGGGTTTTCTGCTTTGGCGACTAAGGTCAAGACCGGCGGCAAGGATATTGACGCCGCCTTCAAGGCGATCGGCCTGAACCGTAAGACGTGGCTGAAGGAAATGGAAAGCGATGGCCCGAAGGCCATTCAAACGCTCTTCGAAGCCATGTCGACATCTCCAAAAGGGATGGATGCGCTGGTCGATCTGGTTGGGATGGACTTCTCCGACGACTTCGCCAAGCTCATGGGTAATCCGGAGCTGCTCGCCCAGGCTTTCAAGCTGGTCTCCGATAATCAGGCTTTTGCTGGCTCCGCGTCCGACGAGGCGGCGAAGCAGGCGGAAGGTGCCGAAAAGAAGTGGCAGCTTTTTCAGAACAAGCTCGACAAGCTGGCCATCTCAATGGGCTCAATTCTGTTGCCTGCTGCGATCCAGATGCTCGACGCGGTCGGCGACCTAGCCGAGCGCGTGGAAGCTTTTGCTGCGGCTAATCCTGAGTTGGTTGGTGCCTTGGTAATGGCTGCTGCCAGTATGCTGGCGTTCGGAATCGCGGCTCGTGTCGCCGCCTATGCAATTGCCGCCATCCGTCTGCCTATGATCGGGCTTGCGTCTACGTTCCTGAAGTTCGATGAGGCCGGGAAGAACGTCTCGCGCGGCTGGATGCTGATGACGCGCGCCGGCACTATGCTGGGTGGGGCCTTCGGTATCGTAAAGGGGGCTGCCCTTGCCGTTGTGACAGCCTTAGGTGCTGTGACCGCCCCAGTCTGGCTTGCGGTAGCCGCGATCGTCGCGGCGGGTTTCGCCGTCTGGAAATACTGGGACCGCGTCTCCTCTTTCGTCTCCGGCTTCGCATCAGTCTTTGCTGGATTGTGGGATGGGGTGAAGTCGGCTGCGGCCGGCGCGTCGGACTGGGTGATCGAGAAGATCGGCTCGATGCTTAACCTGTCGCCCGACCAGATCGCGGCAGCAAAGGAGGCCTTCCGGGAATTCTTCGATTTCAGCGGCTGGATTGATGGGGCAAAGCAGCTCCTATCCGATTTCTGGGGCTGGCTTGGCTCATTCTTCTCCCAGGAAAAGCTGTCCGACGGCGAAAAGGGCGAGATGTATGCGGCCGGCCAGAACATGGGCAAGGCGCTAATCGACGGAATCATGAGCTTTATCAAGGTCTGGATCTCGCCCATCCAGGCGCTCTTCAAGTTCGCGCTGGAGATTGATTGGCCTGAGCCTCCCGCCTGGCTGAAGTGGCTGATGGAGCGCGGCGGCAATCTTCTGGAAAAGGGTGGCGAGCTGATCTCTGGCGGCGGCGAGAAGGTGACGGCGGCCTGGGATGAAACGAAAGACTGGGCTGTCGACATCGGCGGCGGCGGCGGGCCTCCACCTGGCGTAATGGCGGAGCGGAGCTGGTCATTCGATGGCATCTGGTCATCCCTGACCGGCGGCGCTGATGACGCGAGTGCGGGTCTTGCTGCCGGCGGTCAAAAGGGAGGCGATGCGCTCGCAAAGGGCGGGCAGGACGCTGCCCAGGAACTGCGATCGGCGGCGAGGGATATAAGCGCCGCTGCATCGGGATTGCGCAGTGCTGCTGCGAGCGCCAGAAGCGGCGCAGGCGGCGGAAGCGTCGCGGGGGCCATCTCTGACAGCCGCACGGGTGCCTTGCATGGAGGGACGGACTGATGCCGCTGCTCGCACTGGGGCCACACAAGTTCGAGATTGCCCCTATGTCCTTCCAGCAGCTGGAGGATGAGACCGTTGCCAACTGGCAGGCGATTGCCCGGTTCGGCGGTCGCCCAGGTTTCCAGATGACGGGCTTCGGTGAGGACCCGATCACGATATCAGGCCTTCTTTACCCTGAAGAGCTTGGCGGCCGTGAAGAGCTCGACGCTGTGCGGGCGACCCAGAAGCGCGGCCTTCCTGTATTGATGGTCGGTTGGGCGGGCGATCAGAGTGAGAAGGCTCGGGTGTTTGGCCAGGTCGGCATACGCCGCGTCCAGCGCACACAGACGAACATCAACCGGTCGGGCCTTGGCCGCAAAGTGGCCTATTCGATCACCGTTGTGCCCACTTCAGGCGGGGCCTCTTTCGCTGGTGGGTGGTTCTGATGGCGATTGTACTTCCAGCTGCCAAGGTCCGCGTTGACGCTGAGGACATGACTGTAGATCTCGTGTGCTTTGACTACGCCTACGGGGTGCTGCGGGATCGTAAGCGCGCCGGGAAAATCAGCGGCTATGTCGAGGCTACGCTATCGGCCAATCCAGGGCTCGCCGGTCGCGGTCCCATACTGCCTTTCGGGGCGCGCATCAGCTTGCCGGAGTTCGCCATCGAAAGCGAAGAGCAAAGCGTTGCGAGGCTCTGGGACGAATGAATCATCAACCTTTTATCGACGTTACGATCAATGGTCGGCCGGTCAACGCCGCCTTCTATCAGCGCCTGGTCTCCGCAACGATTCATGATGCGCCTGGCCAAGAGGCGGACAGGGTCACCTTCAAGTTTGACGATACCGGCAACGAGATCCCGATACCCTCTTTGGGTGCCGTCGCCAGTGTCCGATTTGGGTACCGCGACGGCACTGCCCAGAAGATGGGTGTCTTCAGGATTGAAAAGCCAGTCATCGAGGGCGGGGCGTCGGGCGAGTTTATCTCGATGTCCGGACGCCCTGTCGACGTGCGTACCGATATCAAGGAGCCGGTGTCGGAGCACTTCGACGACATGTCGATCGGCGCTATCGTCGAGGAGCTGGCCAAGCGCCACGGCTTTGATGCGAAGGTTTCGCCCGAGCTGGCTTCGATCCGCCTGCCCTACACGGCGCGGCTTAACCAGGGCACGGATGACTTCCTCACCAGGCTTGCCGATCGGGTCGGTGCGATCCTCACGCCTAAGGGCGGCAAATTTCTGTTTTTAACGCCCGGCTCTTTTGCGCCGCTGACCATATCGAAGTTTGAATGCGAGAGCTGGAACTTTGAGATCGAGCCGCGTCCGCTCTTTGGCAAGACCGAGGCCGGATGGTTCGATCGAACGACGGGACAGACGAACTACGAGGCTCATCAAACAGGCCTTAAAGGCCCTTCGAAGCGCCTTCGAAACAGCTTCGCCAGTCAGGCGGAGGCGAAGGCAGCAGCGAAGGCTGAGGGCGAGCGCCTGTCGCGCGCGACCGGTTCGGGAACCCTCGACATGGCCGGCAGGCCCGACATCATGGCTGATCGGCCGATTGCCACCATAGACTTCCGGCCCGAGGTCAACGGCCTCTGGCGCTGCGCCGGCGTAGACCACAAGTACGACAGCACCTACATGACCTCGGTCTCGATTGAGGCTCCAGAGGCCGGGAAAGCGTCAGGGAATGGCTAAAGCCGCCCTTTGGTCTCAGTAATTACCCTGTCTTTCAGCATCCGCTTCGTGCCTTGGGATGTGAAGCCCTGGCAGATGAGGAGGCGGCAGTTTCTAAGTGGCGGGCCACTCAAATCCTTGACTTCGACCAGGATGTCTTTCCCGGCCCACACGGGGTCGCACCAAGCGCAGAAACGCACCCTGAGATACGGCAGGAACTCTCTGTTGTTCTGGCCCTTATTCCAATCGTCGGCTCGGCGATATTCCGAGACGGCTCGCTTGGTTATGGCTCCTAGTGCACCCATCGGGTCTCGACGCATGACTTCTTTTAGCCCAATGACCTGGTCTGGTTTTGTTTGCCAGATGGCCTCTGGGTTGGTGTATGTGGCGGCTGTCAAGCTGGTGAGGAGCGGCAGAGCCTCTGGCGTGAAATAGCCGAGGTGGTTGATCGCATCCTCAACGAATGGCCGGAGTTCTTCTTCCGTCGGAATTTTGAAGTTTTGCGAGTCGGTCAT